GATGAATATGATACACAACAGCGGGGCACGACGCATTACTTGGCTGATGCGCGCATCCACTTGCGGAACTGACGAATGAAGGATGACATACCTCCATGGACAGAAAGTAACACAGTTCGACGTACTGGACCAACGGCGGTCATCGCAACACCGGCGCCTAAGAATTGCAGAATGGCACGAACCCAGGAGTGACCAGATGGAATATCAGTGGTCAGTGTACGAACGGAAGGAGGTGTCAAGTCGACAACATATTTAAGTAAGTGATCGAAGTCCAGAGACATCCAAGTATCCGGTACACTTAGGTTAACCACACGAGCTAATTGAACCGCATTGATGTCAGCAGTACGCACCTTAGCAGCCATCGTAGCAGCATCACTCTCGGACAGGCCCACCATCATCAGCTGAGCAATAATAGCGTCATTGGGCACATTGAGGGATCGCAGACGGAGCAACGATTTATCAATAGTGTCTACGTCTAACCCAGAGACAGTACGGTGTATGAAGAGAGTATTGTTGAAATATTTCTTAGTGCTTTGCATCATGGGACCGACGGAATACAACTTTAAGAACAGCTCACTGTTGTCCGGATTGACTCCAGCACATAACGGGACACGCGGATCAACCACGACTTGCATAGATTCACACAGACCCCATGAGACCTTCAAATATGCATTGAGCAAACTCGAGAAGCCAGTATAATTGTGCTGTCTAGCCTTGATAAGCTGGAGGTCCATCGCTTGGATTTCATCAGACGAAGGAACGTCCGCCTCTTGAGCACCCTTAAACCACTTCACGGCCACGTCGTCTAGAGATGGAGGTCGACCCAATGAATCACCCATCAACTTCTGCCATCGATCGCGCCCAAAGCGAACCCTCGCTCGAAGTTCTGGAGAATTAAAAAGATACTGGTCTAGCGCATGTGTGAATTTACGGACTGCAGAAGGGTCATCGCGACGATTAGATCTAACTGGACTGCGAGGTAACTGAGCCATGTAGTAACCTTGAAACAGACGATCAGTATTGAAGAGAGATATATGATCGACCAATCCAAAGGGACCATCGACGTCAGACGCGTCACATGAAACCATAATGTATGGCCGAAGCAAGGAGAGGAGTGAATACATTCCATGATCTCCGGGGGGCATATAGGGAGAGAACATCCAAGGGTCAGAGTTGAAAGCACTAACTGGTGGAATTCCCCAATAAACAAATGACCACATAGGGTACTGAATAACACGTGGAACGTCTCCATGTTTGACCACCCTTCTAGAGTATGATAGAGCAAGAGCCCAAGTGAATCTCAACCATCGCCTCCAATGTAAACAATCGTGGACACCATTGACGTAGATACCCAAAAAGATATCAATTGATGACGGCCACATCTCCAGCTTATCACCCGAAGCTCGTTCTTTACCGCAAATGGGGTGACGTGAGATATTGGGTATGCGACAACCATTCAGGAAGTAGAGCTTTAGATATTCGGCATTACCGGTGAACTCAACATCATAGTTCCATCCAAATGTCTTACCATATGCGCGGATTTCGGTGACGAACTCCATCAAGATGTCCCCTGACACCTTCCCAGATGAAAGACCATCAACAATTAACATTCCATCATCTCCCTGACACACGTAGTTATTCCTGGTGGTTATCATGGAACAAAATTTCCGAAGATTATCGGAACACTGACTACGCGGAATCCACTCCTTAAGGAAACACTCCATCATGGTGCTATTGTTGGCAGTATGTTCAGTGGAAGTGGCAATGGAACCAGAAGGGAAAGTAGTAGTGTGATGAGTGAACACGTTTCCAGGGGAAAAGGAGTCAGTGACCTGATACTCAAAACCGCGTGAATAGAGTTTGGCCAACCACTGAGCCATAACCTGCATCCCAGATAGAGGCATCACAGAGTTCACCCCAGTATCGTCCGTCAGAGAGATCACACTAGGAGGGACACCCATGAATGGACTAGTCACGCGCCGACCTGAGACCCCAGAATGAATCGCACCGACAATGACCGACAAGAAGTATGAGTAAGTGATTGAAGCATCACAGGCTTTTATGTCGATATTGATGGCTTGGGCGGGAGGGGCGGAAGCGTACATACCTAACGGGACAACCTTCTCAATCACAGCGCTACCGGAGGTGGTTGACAGATTTAAGTGATAGTTGATATAGTCAGCTGAGAGAGTATGGACGGCAGCAACCTGTTGTTGGACCACATTCATAGGCATAATGGTACGTGGACGACGCTGCACCTGATTGCGAAGACCCATGGACAGTGGTGCAAGGACGGCACGGGATAATTTCTCGAAGGGGACGTCAGCAGTCTGAGCCGCTTGATATATCTTAGTGGATACCTTGACCGAAACGCCAGGAAATGTAGGCAATTCGACATCAGCTGAGCGAAGAGCATCGCGGAGTGCAGCACCAGAACCACCTCTCGAAGTGACATATTGCGAGCGCATGATAGCTTGGGTCAAGGGATCCCAAGTGGAGGGTGAATCGGCAACAGCAGACGCAGCGCGACGCCAGGTATCCCATAGAAATTTAGCTGGAAGTACACATGACGGCCGTAGATAACGCAGTGAGCCAATAGGAGAAGACCAATCTCGTGAGGGAATAGGTACCTCAATTGATGGAGCCTGGGTATATTCTTTCATCACGGTTTCAGTAGGCGCTCTGGTAATAAAGATACCACTAGTGCAAGCCATAGCGTCCCGGACGAAGGTCATGGCGGAATGGTCTGACTTAGTGTACGTCGCTGTCTTGGATCTGAGACGTTTCACCACGTCGAGGCAACCGTAATCATGACCAACTTTCTCTGCCACCTCCGTGTTATCAGGAGTTTGATTCACATCTTGTGAACTAACCATACGTGAGCCCTGAAGAGAAAACTTGTAATCACTACGAGGTTCAAGCCACGAGACGATAGGAACCAAACCACCAGTCAATTGACGGAACATATTATGGAGAGTGTTCTGTGCAAAAATGGCCTTAGTCTTCAATATATAATGAGCGTATGAACCGGAAGCAGCAGCTTGAAGATACATCTGGACAGCCATAGATGTCAAATCATCATCCAATGGACATATTTGACGATAGATAGCCAAATTAGTTAGGTCGGCCATGAGTGGCGGAATGGAGGCGGAGAGCAATGGGGAACGGATCCAGGCAACACCAACATCCAAAAGTAACCAAGGAGATTTATCCTCAAAACCATTAGTCAAAATTTCGGACAGACGTCTCAGGACATAGAGTGGGAGATTAGACGAAAGAGGGGGCGAGGAAGACTCATCAAGTCCCGTGGGATCAGCGGACATGGGTGACGACTCTGACAAAAGCAGGGCGAGAAGAAAAGTTTCCAGAGGACATTTCACCTGCCTAGCTTGATTAGTGGCAGTATTGTAGAATGTGTGCAAGATTCGTGCATTAGCGAGTCCATCCTTTGAATTGGCAGCAATGATGGGATTAAGTTGACCATAGTTAGGCAGAAGCTCCATCTGGAATAGGAGGGGAAAAATAGAACAGTTAGGGACGAAAACGTCATCGTCATCAATGATTCGACGGCGTCTGACTCTATTTAAACCATCGATGTAGTAAAAATCGTCACATGGAGGAGGGTGGAAGATATTCTGAGGGATGACTGTTGAGACAGAGAAATCAATGCTTGCTAGAAGTTCATAGGGAAAGGATCTGCGTTTCGAATTAATAATGTCAGCGGCTTTCTCAAACAGTGAATTAGACATGGGAGCCGTACCTGAAATGGAAGCGGCATATTCAAGTAACACATCATCTAGCCCTTTGACATGCATGGTAGGATCAGTAAAGC